CTTATCTAGATCCGCGCTCGATGGTTGGCTAACCATGACAGCGATCTCAACACTTCGCGCCACTATTGCAGCGGCTCTAGTCGATAACACTAAGTACTCAACCTTTAGTTTTCCGCCCAGCACACCCATAGTTAACAGCGTAGTTTTATCTCCCGCAGACCCCTATTTGACTCCAACTAATAACGGTCGCAATACTGTTGCACCTTTGGCTAATTTTAATATAAATATATTCGTGCCTTTGCTAGACAACGAAGGCAACCTAAATGGAATTGAGGATTTGCTAGTTGCTGTGTTTAACAAACTAGCGGCATCCTCTATCGTCTATAATGTGGGAGATGTGAGCGCTCCAAGCGTTCTCACTTCTGCAACAGGCGATTTGCTCACCTGCTCAATGCAGGTGTCCGTCCTAAGCGCATGGGAGTAAAAATGACCCTTCAAGAATGGGAAAAAGAAAACGAAGCGTTCCTGATCAAGATCGGTCAGACCGCTCCAGCAGCAGCAAAACCAGCAACTAAGAAAGATGAGGAATAAACCAAATGGCAGTATTTCTAAATAACGGAGTAGTGGTTACTGTTAATTCGGTTGACCTCTCTAACCACGTTACTTCAGTTACACTTAACAGAACCTTCGATGAACTCGAAGTTACAGCAATGGGTGACAGCGGTCACAAGTTCGTAAAGGGCTTGGAAGCATCATCACTTACTATCGACTTCCTTAATGACACAGCCTCAGCAAATGTTTTAGCAACATTGCAGGCTGCTTGGGGAACTTCAGTTACAGTAACTTTGAAGCAGACATCAGCCGCTACATCAGCGACTAACCCACTTTACACAATGACTTGCCTAGTCAACAATACAACCGATATTAACGGCGCAGTTGGCGATCTTGGCACTCAGTCAGTAACTTGGACAGTCAACGGCACAGTAGCAATCACAACAGCGTAATAACTAAACTAAGGGGCAAACAATGGCAAAACTAAAGGTAACAAGGGCAGACGGAAGCGTTAACGAGTACCAGATCACTCCGGCGATCGAGTACGCCTTCGAGCAATATGCAAAGAAGGGCTTCCACAAAGCCTTTAGAGATGATGAAAAGCAGGGCGATGTTTATTGGCTCTGCTGGGAAGCAATTCGTCGGTCGGGTGAAACCGTTAAACCCTTCGGAGAGTCATTCCTTGAGACATTGACGCGAGTCGAGGTCTTAGATGATGACCCTTTGGAGTAACGCGAGAGTCCTTCACCTATCTCGTAGCGAGGCTATCGCTTGAGACTGGACTCTCGCCTCAGACTTTAATTGAACTAGATCACACAATGTTCAGGACTTTACTTCAAGCCCTGAAAGACAGAGCGAAGGAGCAAGAGGATGCCTACAAGCGTCAAAGGCGCAAGTAACCTTCGCAAGGCTCTGAAGCAATTCACGCCCGATCTAGCAAAAGAAACACAGCAAGAGATTGCTGGGTTCTTGAAGCCTGTTGTACGTAAGGCTAGAGGGTTCGTACCTTCTAACTCAGAGATTCCTTCTGGTTGGCTAGTAGGTAATCAAAAGGGCAAGTGGGAGCGCGTAGCCTTTGACTCTGCTGTCGCTAAGCGCGGCATTGGTTACAAAACAACTCCAAGCAAGACTAACCGTTCGGGCTTTAAGTCTTTGGTGTCCATTCTTAACAAGTCTGCTGCTGGCGCAATCTACGAAACAGCAGGGCGCAAGTCTGGCATCGATGGCCGCTTCAGTCCAAGACTTAGCGGCTCACTGGCTGGTCAACCTCAAAAGATGCAAGGTCGCGCAATGTTCAAAGCGTGGCAACAAGATCAAGGTAAGGCTAAAGGCGCAGTGCTTCAAGCGATCTTTAACTCAGCCGCAAAGTTTAACGCTAGGACTGGTGGCAAATAATGGCTGATCTAAGAATTGATATTGCTTCCGAGTTCGTAGGTGCTAAAGCCTTCAAGCAAGCGGACACTGCTACTGCTCGACTAACCAAGCAAGTTTCGACACTTGCCAAGTCATACATTGGTCTTTACGGAGCGCAGAAATTAGCACGCAGTTCTTTCAATGCGGTTAAAGCCTTTGCAGCGGATGACAAAGCCGCTAGAGTTCTAGGTCAAACTCTTAAAAACTTAGGTTTAGGCTTTGGCGATAATGCTCAAGCAGTCAACAATTACATCTCAAGACTCGAAAAGCAGACTGGTGTTCTCGACGATGAACTTCGTCCAGCGATGGATCGCTTACTGCGAGCCACTGGCGATATAACTAAGTCTCAAGAATTACTTAGCCTTGCATTAGATATAAGTGCCGGTACTGGTAAAAGTGTTGCCCAAGTTTCACAAAGTCTCCAAAAGGCTTACTTAGGACAGAATCAGGCATTAGGTCGCTTGGGTGTAGGTCTATCTAAAGCAGAGTTAGCGTCATCAAACTTTGAGGAAATCCAAGCCAGACTGACTGACTTATTTTCTGGTCAAGCAACACAAGCAGCCGATACTTACGCTGGATCATTAGACAAGTTGGCAGTTGCTTCAAATAATGCCAAAGAAGCAATCGGGCGCGGTCTAGTAGATGCGCTGTCAGTTCTTGGCGGTGGTGGTCAGGGTGGCTTAACTAATATCATCAACTTAATTGATAAAGCATCCTCTGGACTTGAGACATTTATTCGCCGCTTTGGAGTAGGAATTGCTCAGGCTAAAGCGTTGCTATCTGGCAATATTTCACAATTCGTTGCTATTGGTCAGGCAGAAGCCAACCGAGGCAAAGGCGTATCTGGAATCACTCCAGCGATCGCAGCAGAACTCAAGAAGGCAGCAGCAGAAAAGGCAGCGATCAAACGCGCTAAAGAACAAGCCGCACTTACAAAGAAAAACACAGCAGCAATCAAGGAACAGACAGCACTTCAAAAGGCTGGAACTTTGTTCGATGCTGAGCAGACTCAGATCATTGCTGCACTTAAAGGCAAAATCACTGACGATGAGCGCAAGCGTCTCGAATTACAATTAGCCATCCTGACTGGCAATACTGCTGAGGCTTCTAAATTGGCTGGCGAAGTGGCAAAGGCTCAAGGATTGACTGACAAACTAGTTGCCAATCTTGCTAACCTTCCAAAGGCTTCTAATCCATTCTTGGCGTGGGCAGAATATCTAAATACTATTGAGGCGCAGGCTCGTCGCATTGCAACCATTCAACCATCCACAGGGGCAGCCGCAGCAGCAGCCGCACCATCAATGCCTTCCTTTAATGTTCCGCCAAGCATCGTCAACAGCACACCCGGCGGATACAACGGGCCGGGTGGAGTCGGTGCAGGCGGTGGATCATTCTATCTTGGCGGTCAAAAGATCACTGTCGAAGTAGCAGTCGATCCAAGTGCTGCCGCTTATGGCATTACAGCAGCGACAATCAATAACACTGCCAATGGCAATCAAAACACTTTATCTCGTAATGGTGCGTTCTCTTACTAATGAGCCAACCATCCGTCAGTGTATTCTTTGACTTCAGTGCCGGCCCAGTATTCGGCATTGCTTTCACTATTGGCGATCCTGCTAACGGAATCTTAGGAACTAACGTCCTTGCTGATTCGGCATCTGACGTGGTTGACGTATCGGATCAAGTAGGCAGAATAAGCATTAGACGCGGCTATAACCTTCTCCAAGATCAATTCCAAGCAGGAACAGCCTCAGTCAGAATCTATGATCCTACTGGGGCATGGAATCCACAAAATACATCATCGCCTTATTATCCGAAACTTGTACCTTTGCGCAAGATGAGAATCTTGAGCGGCACTAATTACCTTTTCAGTGGCTATACGACTGCCTATAACTATTCCTATCCAAAAGATCAGGAAATCGGCTTCATTGATATTGAACTAGCAGATGCCTTCCGTCTATTAAATATGGCTAATATAACTACGGTTACTGGCGCAACGGCTGGTGAAAAGACTGGCGCACGAATCAATAAGATTCTCAATACTGTTTCATGGCCGGCATCGATGCGATCTGTGGAGACTGGTCAATCTAACGTTCAGGCTGATCCTGCCACTTCAAGAACTTCGCTTAATGCCATCAAGAACGTTGAGTTCTCGGAACAGGGTGCATTCTTTGTTGGCACAAGTGGCGATGTTGAGTTCGACCAGAGAAGCACTATTATTAGCCGATCTGGCATCAACCCTACAATCTTTGCCAACGATGGAACGGGTATCGGCTACGCCAATATTAAGTTCGCACTAGATGATAAATTGATTATCAACCAAGCGAATATTACAAGAACCGGCGGAACTCTCCAGAACGCCTATAACTCTGCTTCGATTGATAAGTATTTTCCTCATTCATTCTCCACAACTGATCTGGTCGTTGAGACAGATGCAGAAGCCTTAAATATCGCTCGCACCTATGTCGCGACCAGAGCCGAGACAACGATCCGAATCGACTCACTTACGCTTGATCTCAATACTGCAAACTATTCGACTGGCATTGCGGCTGCGCTTACTTTGGATTTCTTTTCTACGGCTCAGATCAAGAACGTAGGGCAGGATGGAACAATCATCCAAAAGACTTTACAAGTTATGGGTGTTAATCATGAAATTACACCTAACTCTTGGGTAACAACCTTCACAACCTCAGAACCAATAGTTGACGGTTTCCAAATTGGGAGCAGTCTTTACGGTATAATCGGCACGTCAGTAATGACTTATTAAGGAGCAATAATGGCAACAGGTTTCCCAGCAGCGACAGGCGATGTTCTCAGCGCGGCTATGTTTAATGGACTAGTGGCTTTCACACTGAACGCCCAGACTGGTACAACTTATACAACTGTCCTCAATGACTCTTATCAAACTCTAATCACTCAAAGCAATGCGTCAGCCAATGCAATCAAGATCCCAACTAATGCTTCTGTGGCTCACCCTATTGGTACAGTGATAACCGTTCTTAATATTGGCGCAGGACTTTGCACTATTTCAGCCGTTACATCTGGCACAACTACAGTCCTTTCATCAGGCTCAACAGCCGCCGCACCAACTCTCGCTCAATATAAATCAGCCGCTTTGATTAAAACTGGAACAGATGCTTGGTACGTCGTAGGGGCTATTGGGTAATGATCGCCAACAATATAGCGGCGGTTAATGGGTTCACTCCGACAACGCCAGTTGTTACGGGTGGAACTTTAACTTCAGACGCCACTTATTATTACAGAACTTTTACTTCAAACGGCACTTTGTCAGTTAGTTCAGCGTCGATTACAGTCGATGTCTTGGTTGTTGCAGGTGGTGGTGGTGGTGGATACGCACATGGCGCAGGCGGTGGCGCAGGCGGTGTGTTGGCTTGGGCATCGGAAATCCTCACTGTTAATTCTTATACTTGCACAGCCGGCGCAGGTGGCGCAGGTCGTACGGGCGGCAGTGGAGCGAACGGCGTTAATGGCAATGATTCACAATTCGCCTCTTTAACTTTGGTTAAAGGTGGCGGTGGTGGTGGATCTTATGGCCGAGTCGGAT